TGCCTAGTAAACCTGTAACCTATAGATATTACAGCGTTATTCGGCCTCCGCAGAAATAGCCCATTTATTCTCATATTTTAACCTTGCAATATCAGAGACTTACAAGGTTTATTCACTTTTTTTTACTTTACCTCTCAAGTTATTGCACCCAATGCCGATAGGTAAGTATAACAAGAAACAAACAACAACAAAGGAGTTAACATGGTAGCGGTTTTAATGATGGTAGGAATTTTACTAGCGTTTTCAATCGGTTGCGAGCTTGACAATATCAAGCGACAAAAAAGACTTAATAGAATCTGGAATATTAACAAGTAATATCAACACCTTAAGGAGGTACATTATGTGTAACCAAGCGAAATTACAGAAGAAAATTAACAGTTCAGCTCAATTCAACCAAGTTGCCAGTTTCATCAAAGAAATCAGCGACTTAGAAGGTAACTTAGTAGACAAGTGGTTTTTCTACTTTGCAGTTTGTCCTTGGACGAACGAAAGCTTGCCTTTGAAGGTATCTAACATCAATACTACGCTATTCTGTCAATTGTTCCCTAGAATGAAGCCCACTAGTTGTGAGCGCCATCTACGGCTCTACAAGGAGCTTACACGAGAGATCAAGTAATTACGGGGGGTTACGACCCCTCAACCTTACAAGAATATAAGATTCACTCTAACTAACTAATATAACAGGAGAATATCATGCAAGTAGAAATCTCAATAGAGCTAGATCACCTTTATCCTAATGATATCATAGAGTTACACCGATCGGGGATTATTTCACTGGCTGAAATCGCTGCAACCGACTGTATTCACAAGGAATTCGGGGATATTCTGAAAGATTACGTATCCTTACAGAAATATAAGGATCTGGGGATAACTAAGGTAACTGGCTGATATTACAGGGAATTAATATAAAAAGGTGTATAATTCAAGGGGGTTACGCCCTTTTGAGCGCCGAAATGTCCAGACTAGGGTCACACATGCTTTAAAGAAAATTTTTAGAAAAAAAATAAAAAAGATTCCGCTAAGGAATCATAAATATATAGTTCTGGCTAGTTCTGAAAAGGGTACCACTTCTTCCTGGATGGCGTACAGAACGCCTTCTTGCTGATGTGGAACATCTTCAGACGGTAAGGGCCTTGACGCTCCTATAACGTTTGAGAGACAGTAAATGTCGTTCATATTTGAAAAATAGTAGATATGAGTGATTTGTCCTTTAGCACCTTTAAAAGGACCTTTAATAATCAGCACCTCATCCCCAACAACGTATTTTTTCATATTGACTCCATAATAGTGGTACATGTTGATATTACTGCGTTATTCGTACAAAGCTTTTGACAACTCGGTAGACAGCCCTACAATCTCATCTAAAAACACTATACGCTCTTCAACCTGTCCGCCCACCCTTAGAGACACTAAAAAGTTTTGATTACTAACGTTACCACCTTCTAGACCTTTAAGTATAAAACCTGTCGTAATACTTCCTAAATACCACAAGTTACAAATAATCTCATCACCAACAGTAAAATCTCTCATAAGTATAAAGCCTTTGTTAACTCTGTAACAAACCCTACTATCGAAGGTCCCCAAACTACCGTCCTATTACCCCAATCATCGTCTGAATCAACTATTACATAAAAACCCTGGTATACATCCAAAGTACCTACTGCATACCCACTCAGCAATGGACGCTTGTATATGACCTTATCACCTTTTTTGTATTTATTATCTTTTGTCATGTCAAAGGACCCATACTAATGTTATACTATTGTAAATAGTTACGTTGAACAGTACAAAGCTTCTGCCAACTCTCCACAAGGGACTAACTCTTTAGGCAATAGAACGTAAGGCTCATTTTCGTAAACAACTTTAACAACTCCGTCAGACCCGTAAGAAGCTACCTCAACTACAGAACCTTTAGGCAGCTTTGAATACTCTGAGTGGTAGGTGCCGTACACTACCACTAGCTTCTGACCTTTAGTGAACATCATAAGTATAAAGCCTCCGTTAGTTCTCCCACTACAGAAAGTTCACTAATAAACCAATAACCTGTAATTTCTCCTAACTCTGGAGAACTTACTTCACACCCCCTCTCCCAACTGTTCACAACAGTTCCTATAAGACCTCTAGGTATGATCAACACTTCATCTCCTACCTCAAATTCACTCATATATAGCCTTTGTCATCTCAGTTCTTTCTAACACTTCTTCTAAGCTTACCCAAGTAGTACCTTCTGAATGAGCTAGTAATACCTCTAACTTATAGTCCATACAACCTTTGTTAATACTACCGAACTCAGACTCAGATATATAGAACTTTTGTATTAAGCAAGTACCTAGTCGGTTATGATGTACTATAGAACCTTTATCATAAGGACACTCTTGCAAAGATTTTGATAAAGTCTTTAGAAGCTCCTTCTGATCACATAACATGTCAACAAGGGAATTAATCTCCGTGCTTACTACCTCTTTACCAGGATTAAAAGACTTATTCACGCCTTGTTTTGGTGTAGACGCAGTATTACTAGTAGGAGTGTATAGGCCGCTGGCGCTATTGCTCAAAATATCATTCATATAAAACTCCTGTTAACGCTCCGATGGGAACTATTGTGAATATTTTATTAAAACTGGAAATAGGCATACTTTGGCCTCCGCCGTCAGCAAATGCTATCCTAATATCTTTAGTAGAATCTCCAATATCTGCCAAGGAGTCAATGAACATATATCCTTTGTCTCTATCGTATACACTGAGAATAGCCTCTATCAAAGCTCCTTTGTCTCTATACGGATAAGAACTAGTATTATTAATCTTGACGTACACAGTTTTACTCATATATAGCCTCACTAAGATCAGTAAGCAATGCTACTTCATCAACAGTAGTAATATACCTGTCTAAAGTATAACTTAAGTCGCCACACCTTACAGTAAACTGCTCATCAAACACGACTTCAACCTCATCACTATTACCGTGATACTCATATTCACTCACAGTACCTGTAACTCCTTTACAAGTACCTTTAGTAAGTATAACTCTATCTCCAAGAACAAACATAACACCTCCTAACTAACTACTATAGTATACTATAAGTCTATTGTCAAGTATATAATGAAATAACTACCTAAAAATACATATCTATGATATCAACTAGTTATAAAATACTTTATTTTTGATAGATTGTCTTAGTAGATACTTTCTGCTAAAAGTACCATATATCCCACTATAGGAAGACTATTATAATAAGACTACAAAGTATTACTATAGTTACTAGGGTATTGCTAGTAAATATTACTACTAAAGTTATTACTTGGGTTATGTAAGCAATAACGTAGTAATATTTATATTACAGTAAGATTATTACAGTAATAACCTGTAGTCTTACTATAGTATCTAAAACAACGTATTTGAAAGTTAGTATGAAGAAGACTAATGTAATAAGGTTCCCTGACGCTAAGTCTAGGAAACAGAGAGACAAACTCCGTAATGAAGACTACTATTCTGAGTTGACTAGTAGTAAACGTAAATCGTGGTTTACTTTTGCAGGGGTCATGTTACTACTGTTGACATTGGGGCTGTCCCTAATATACCTAATATCATTGTTGATTCCCCTAAAGTAAGAATGGAGAGCTATGACAAGACACGTATTTAAGCCTGGAGAATTTGCGTACTTCTCTGGAAAAGGAGAAATAGTAAGGATTGTGAGTAGTTACGATAAAAAAGGACTACTAGGCACAAAACAGGTTCTTAGGGTAATGAGCTTAAAAGATGTAGAGGCTTCCACTGGAAGACCTTCTAGATATATAGATTGTCCGATTTCTTCTATATTGCCGATAAAAGACGACGACGTACAGCTTATGTTCAAGTTGTTGTATTTAACTGAGGAGTTCACTCTTCTAAGGTACTTGTAGTAGGCGTCTTGTTGACATAGTGTATACGCCGTCTGTAAGAAGTCAGGTGATGAAAGCAGCTCTTTTGATCAGAGAAGCAGCGTGTTCACCTTTTACATATTAGAGGTGTGCTAGAATCCCTAGAGGGTCAGATTTTACTACCTGGTGACAGTCAGGTCGAACTTCTTCATGTTATGAGGTTTACTGTGATAGGAGAGTTTGTAGAGTATCTAGGAGACTACTACATACTGGTAATGTGCAGTAATAGATACTACGGAGTAGTGACGCTACGCAGTAGCCCTTGTTCTCTGAAGGTTGTCCTAGTGATTGAACAAGCTTGCGCTAGCATCGTCATAGGAAAAAAAAGAACAATGCTGTTAACCTTATACGGCGATCCTGCGGATGTATCTGAGTACTATGTAGGTAATATCCTAGATCGGAGAGACTTGTGAAAGTTGGAGATTATTTTAGAATAAGCGTACCTAGAACAGAATCAAAGGTCATTTATCAATCAGTAGTATTGAGTTCAGATCAAGAGTGGGTATCTGCAGTAGTAGTGTACCCTACTAGGTTAGCAAGACAACTAAAGAATTCAGGAGTATTTAAACTCCATTTGAATACTTTGAATATTGTGGTACTGGGGAACCCCAACGACAAACCTGTACTAAAGGCTATTTATGGCTAGATACCTTACAGGAGAGTGCGTACTATTGAACATAGAGGACGACATTTATTTCTGTGAGATAGTAAGCATACAAGCATACGGCAACTACTACGTCAGTATAACTGACGGATCGATAGGTACTAGAAGTAGTAAGTACCCTAACATAACTGTAGTACACCATACTTTGATTGAAGAACACACAATAGACATATAGAGGGGATTATGGAAGATTCAGACTTTATTGACAAGATCTTAGACGAAGTAGTATTTGAAAGAGATTTTTACAAAGTTCTTGCTAATACTGACGAATATGATGTAGTAGCAGTTGACGCTAACTCTTCTTCCCCTATACTAGCTTCTGAAGATTTTCAACGTAAAGCGTTGGAGACTCAATGTGATAGAACAGGAGTTAAAGTATTATACCAAATTTCTTACGGAACCTACGCTGTAGTAGTATGTAAGGAAGGCGGAGATTTAATAGGAATTGTACCAGAACTTTACCCAGACGGCTGGCCCTGCTGAGATCAGAAATCTTTTCACTCGAATAACGTATAAATTACTTACAAAAAAATCGAGATTACCTGACAGTAGCAAGAAGAACCGTCTTTACACGAGGAATATTATGACTAACGCTCACCAACTTAATAGGTATATTGTCTATACCTGCAAAAAATGCGAATGGCAAACAGCTGTTATAGCACTTTGGCCAGACTTAAAACCTAAGTCCTGTCAGAATGCTAAGTGTAGGTGCTCTTTTATTAGAGAACCTGACATGCTAAGAACAAAAGCTCCGAAAAAACTTACGACAAAACCTACTAAAAAGGTTGTAGAAGTCTCTGAAGAGAAAAAAACTAGCAAGAGAGCCTCTAAACGGAAGAAGAAGTAATGTCTGACGAAGATATCAAAAAAAAACGTAAAGAAGCTGCTCATCTAAGAGTAACTAGTCTTACGGAAGTTAGAGCGTTACAAACAGACTCTGATTGGAACCTTTTGGAAGAGATTATCCAAGATGTCATGGCAGTGTACGTAATAAAGAACCCTAGTAAGCAGAATCAGTCTATGAAAAAACTTAGAGCTGATACTGAAGGGGAAATTAAATTACGTTACGCTAAACAGGCAGACTTGAGAGATTTACTACTAAACGCACTCCCTTCAGAGATATCTTTGTCTAAGTGGGTAAAACCTAGCAAGTGGGTAGACGCAGTATGGAATAAAGTACGTACTGATGGATTGTTCACAGCTGAGAGTAGATCTACTATGATTAACGCTCTGTACACCAGAGGTTTAGATAAATCTGATACGGCAGCTAAAATTTGGCTAACGTTGTCTGGAGACTATAGCGATAAGTTAGACGTGTCCACTGATAAGACTTTAGAGAAATACCGTGAAATTAACGAAATTTTACATAAGAAGAAAGATTAGTGAGTAAGTTGGAAGCTCCTGGAGTAGAAGAGGGAAAACCGTTACGTATACACGAACTAGATGTTGAGTCACTAGCGCAGTGGTTATGTGACAATAAGGTTAGAACTACTCAAGGAAAGCTTATACAACCTCTCCACGAAGGTCATAAGATAGTACTGGATGACGACGCTAGGTTTAAAGTGTTGGCAGCAGGAAGACGTTTCGGAAAAACATTACTAACATCTTTGATGGCTTTGTCAGTACTGATGCAGATGAATAGACGAGTCTGGATATTAGGACCTGATTACGGACTATCTGAGAAAGTATTTAGAGAGATTTACAACATACTGGTTACCCAACTCAAAATCATTGAGCCTGGAAAACCTGGAAAAGGTAGAGCGAGGTACCAAAAAGGTGATTTTTATTTACAGACACCCTGGGGAAGTGTGTTGGAAGCTAAGTCAATGGAGCGTCCAGACAGTTTAGCTGGAGAGGCTTTGGATTTTATTATTATAGACGAAGCCGCACTAGACAACAACTTAGAGAATATTTGGAATCAAATGCTACAGCCTACCTTGATGGATAAGGAAGGTAGCGCCATTTTTATTTCCACTCCTCGTGGACGTAATTCTTTTTATAAGTTGTACTTAATGGGTCAGACAGGACTAGCGCAAAAGAACGGCACTTCTCCTATAACAACAAACGACGACGGAATATCAAACGATATGACTGATTGGAGTTCCTTTCAGAGAACTTCCTACGATAACCCTTTACTGTCCTCTACTCCAGAGAAATCTAGAGAAGAAGTAGACGCAGCTTACAGACGTGCTGTATTGAGCGGTAAAGTGGTACAGTTTAAGCAAGAGTATTTGGCAGACTTTGAAGCAGTTTCTGATATAGTATTTCCAGGATTTATAACCGAAGTAACAGAAACTAAAAAATACTCGAACGTAGTTGATTACGACTGGCACCCTGACAACGGACCTATATACGCAGCGTGTGATCATAACTTTGCAAAACCTGCTGCAACTATATTCGCTCAAATCAACCAATACGGAGACGTGATTATATTTGACGAGAGGTTCACTAAACACACTACCACTCAAATGCAAGGCCAACAAATAGTCAACAAGCAGGCAGACCTTCACAAAAAGGCTGTAGGCATTTGGCAAAAAGACGAAGTAGAACAGAAGTTCAGAAGACATATACACTTTGAAAAAGTAGTAGCAGACGTGTCAGGTAACCAAGTACAGTTGAACGGAAGAGCCGCTTGGGATGATATGGAAGTAGCTTTAGGGTACAGACCAGTAGGTTTGAAACAGCCTAGAGACATCGGCGCAAACATGATGAGAACTTGGATGCAGTTCCCACAATTCGACGAAAAGGGTAAACCTTTATTTGACGAACATAAAGAACAAATAACAGTACCAAAACTATTCGTTAATAGAGGCTGTGTCAATACTATCTATGCTTTAACAACAGCAAAGTTCAAGGCTGGTAAATCTGGAATCCTTAAAGAAGATTATGCAGAGTCTCCAGAAGGTTACGAAGGATTATTAGACGCAATAAGATATTTAATGGTTTATTTGTTCCATGATCGTGGAAATCACATTTCAATTACTGGAGGCTTTTAATGGCAGGTACTACGCCTAGAGGCATTACGAAAAAACAACTAGAGACTATGTACAATCCAGGCTCTCAAAATGGAGTCAAAACCGCTACTAAGGTTCTAGACGGATCAGAACTAACTGAGACTATTAAGTTCGGAGACGTTGTAGCAAAGCTTACCGTACAGGCTACGGACAGTTTGGTATGTGACGTCACTGTATCCGTAAATGGAACGGACTTCGTCACAGCTTTAACAGCCGTAGATAAAGTAGCTCCGCAGAGTTACGAAGTACACAACGTAACAGCAATAAAAGTAACTAGAACAGCAGGCTCAGGAAGATTACATATATCAGGAACTTTATAATGATCGCCCCTGTAATAATAAGAAGAAACAGATTATTTAAGATTGATGAGTCAGTCTTACCAGAAACTGCAAACACTAACCCAATAAAAGGGGCTTTGTACGCAGCTATTTACACAGAGTTTAAAGGAAGTGCCTACTCTGATAAATACAAAGATCTGTCAGCAGAACAAAGAATGCAATCTATAAATGACTACGCATGGGCGTGGCTAAACACAAGAGGTTACACTAATGGCTAAAAAAGCAACTAAGAAACCTACCAAACCTAAATCTAAAGACGTAAAAACTGGAGCGTTAGGGCTGGGAGATGCATATGCATACGCAGTAGAAGGACTTACAGAAGATCAGAGCGAAAGCCAGGAAGCATGGTTAGGAGTTTCAAAGAAAACTTTAGATCCAAAAGCTTACGTAGGCGGAGACAAGCTCAATGTCAAAAAGTAAAGTATACAAACCAAAAGGAAGTTCTAATATACCACCAGCTCCTAGGTACGACCCTGATACAGGAGAGTCGGTAACTGTTGACAAGAGAGCAGCTCTTAGACAATGGTTCAAGGACGCAAAGGTAGATAAGATAGCCGAAGATGAAAGTTATTCAGTTTCGATAGACCCTAAACAAGCAGTTTATGCTAGAAAACAAAAAAAGGAAAAATAATGTCAGATATTAAACAAGGAGAGTCAATCTCTATTGACCACACAGAAGCAGTAAAATCAGCACCTAGTACTAAAGGTAAATCAACTGCAGCAAAAGGAAAGTCTTGCGACAAGGCAACCGAAGAGAAAGCATCAGCTGCCCCTAGTACTAAAGGACAGAAGAATATGTACGGAGGCCCTTATAGAGCTGACCACCCTTCTACTGATCCAGCTTCAATCGCCACTCCATTCGACTCAAGTAAGTCTGAACTGGACGGACATTCTTTGAAGAAGCCTACACAACGTAAGTAATAAGTTACGTTTGTTTTTTTTAACCTTCTTAGCAGAGGCTAAGAACTTCAATTCTTGAGAGAGTAGGAGGTATAATATTTCTTTTAATTTAGGTGTTAGCAATCACCCATTGAGTAGGTTAGGTGGACTAAGTTCCATTGGCATCTATCTTTATGAAGACGTCTACTATAGACAGTGGATAAGTGAAATAGCATTAGCATTTTACGAAGGTCGGCAAGACGAGTTTGTTTGGTTGGACCTTGTAAGACAGTTTAGAAATCCAGAAAAAGCCTAAATGAATTTAATCGGGTGAATTGCTGGAAAACCTTAAAGATCATAATACTACAAAGTAACTGGAAACGGTAAGCTTGACACGTTTAAAAAATTATGATATGTTCTGTAATGGATAAATAGGCAATCAGCAGCCAAGCGTAGTAGGGTACAAGTTACTGCGAAGGTTCAACGACTAGGAGGTGAGTCCCAACAATAACCCTCCCTGAGAGTTCCCGACCCTTAACAGGTAAAACTGAAAGGTGAAGATATAGTCTACTCTTTATTGAAAGGTAAAGTATGAATATTAGAAAGTTAAAATCTAGTGAGTTAGATGCAGCAATGTACGCAATCATTTTAGGAGACGGTTGTATTCAAAAGTCTGGCGGTAATTTTACTTCAGGTAGTAATTACGTTTTTCAGATGGGACATTGTGAAAAGCAGCGTGAATATTTATTGTGGAAACGTGACATAATAGACCAGGTAGGGTCAGTAAAGACTTCTATACGAGACTATGAAAAAACCAACTCAGTATACTTGAGAACTAACGCAAGAAAATATTTCACTAAACTAGAAAAAGTATTTTATATAGATAGAAAAAAAACTATAAATAAAAAAATACTCACTAAGATGAATGTACTATCCTTAGCTATATGGTTTATGGATGACGGTTACGTTTCAGCTAATAAGTCTGGATCTGTTTACGGAGAGTTGTGCACTGACCAATTCTCACTAGAACAAGTGACCCAAATTCAAAGCTGGTTCATATCAAAATTCTCTATGAACGTTGGAATTAGAGAACTTAGATATAAATCAGGCAAGAACTCAGGAAAAGTAGCTTACAGGATAAAATTCAACAAAGAGAATTGCTCAAAATTAAAATCGTTGATTGGGCAATATGTAAATCAAATAGATTGCATGAAATACAAACTTTCTAAGATTAAATAGTTTCTCTGGCTCAACAGAAATGTTGAAGATTTTCTAAAAAATTGACAAAATCTGAAGGAAACAGCAGATTTTACCTATCAATATCACTAAAGAGATAATTGATGAGATTTCTTTACTATATCGTGAAGACCCTATCTATCAGGTAGTAGACGACAACGGTAAAGTATTGACTAAAGACCAAAAACTCTGGGAAGAGTTGATGAAAGATTCCAGGTATCTATCTTTTATGGATAAGTTAGATAGGTGGACTCGTTTGTTAGGGACAGTACTAGTAAAAGTGAGTTTCGTAGATCCTACGACTGGATCATTAGTAAAAGAGACTGAAGGCGGCAAAGTACAGTTAGATATGATGCACGGAGGAGTGTACGACATTAAGACGGGTGCGTCTCCTTACTATATCACAGAACTTATGATAGGTTTTGGTAAAGGTTTTAAAGGGTTTAACAACTCTACTAACCCTAATCCAGGACACTTGACTGGACAAGACGTACTATCTCAAACTATTAACTTGACTAACCCCTCTAAGTTAGGCCCAGTAAACGAAATTTATTGGAGTTTAGACTCCCATAAAATAACGGACAATGATAATAACGAATACTCTACCAAAAATCCTTACGGAGTTATTCCGGCAGTACCTTTCTTTAATCAAGATCCAGCGCATTATTATTTTTTGCCTATTGACGAACCTTTAATATACGCTAATCACGCATTAAACATGAGAATGACGGACCTTAACCATATTGCCAAGTTTCAATCTTTTGGAATACCTGTGATAAAAGGAGTAGAAAGACCTACTTCTACTAGACAAGGTAGACCCGTAGATGATTTCAACATCTTGCGAGGAGGAAGCGCACAGAACTCTTTTGGAGGTTTGAGCGGAGTTAGTGGAGCTGGAGCAGGAGGAAGTTTTAGATCCTTCGACGCTGGTTTAGGAGTGAATAGAGATGGCAACGCCGACGCTAACGCATTAGGAATGTCACTCGGTCCAGACACAGCAGTAGCTGTAGGTGAAAAAGGCGATTTCAAGTTCGCACACCCTCAAGCAGATATAACAGGACTACTAAAAACTATCGAATCTGTTACTGATATGGTTAGAATAAACCACGGACTAAAACCCAAATTCAGTAATACGTTACCGGATTCTGGTTTCGGGCAGATGATAGAGAAGATGGGAGTTATAGAAGATAACGTTAGACGAGGAAAACTATTTAATGAGAGAGAGCAACAACTTTTTCAAGTAATAAAATCCTTGTGGAACTCACATAACTCAAAAACAAATTCTAAGAAGTTTTCTGATAACGCTTCACTAAAGATATTTTATAAGACTCCAGAATTTCCAACTGACCCAAAAACTCAAATGGAGACTATTATTATGGAGCAGAATATACTGCACTCAGGAGATAAGATAGCCTATAAGAAACTTTACCCTCACCTAAGCGACAAAGAAATAGTCAAATTGGTAGCAGAAGTTCGTAAGAACAAGCTAGAACAAGCTAAATCAGACGCTGAGTTAGAAGTAGAGCGAGCTAAAATACTACAAGAAGCTGGAATATTGCAAGCAGATTCGTCTGCTTCCTTGGCTAGTGGATCTACTAGGTTGGACATAAGTTCTGACATAACGTTAGGGCAATTGGCTGGAGAAGCTGGTGATATGCCTAATCCTAAGATAGACAACAAAGCCAAACACGCAGAAGATTCAGGGAAACAAGGAAGCGATTCTAGAAAAACTGACAAATCTAGCAAACCTAAAAAGAAGTAAACGAGGCAATAAATGAGTAACCCAGCGAAATACTTAGTAAAATTGATAAGAAATGATGGATCAACAGTTGACTTAGTAGAAACTAGTGAGTTTAGTGAAGCTAAGGAGGTTTGGAAAGAGTCTTATTCAAAGTGGACCACTTCTGTATCAGAAAGAATCCCCTTTATAGTAGACAAACCGACTGAAACAGGATTTATGACGGCTTTCGACCCGTCTTTGATCCGAGAGATATTAATATTACCTTTACAGAACAAGCAAGAGTCCGACAATCCTTACTACAACAGGATGAACAAGGAAGGTCTATCTGCTATGTTAGGTGGAGGAATATCGTCTGAATTGACAGACGGAGGATATAGATAACCCCAACAACTGGTAGAGCCAGTGAGGAGAATGAAGAATGCCTAGTAATGACTTGATTAACCAATTAGGGAATATACCAGCTCCAGATGGTGCTAACAACACCCAACACGCTAAGCAGGAAGAGCCTGCGAAGAGTATTGAAGAGCCTGCTCCTGCTGCCACGGAAAGTAAGGCTAGTGGTGATACTGGTACAGCAGATAATAAAACTACTGTAAAAGATCCCGACGATTGGTCAAAAGAAAGTGCTTTGAAAGAAGTCATAAAACTTCGAGAAGAGCAAAAAATCCAACGACTCAAGTATACCGAAAAGTTAGACCAGTTCAAAGAAGAAATTGCAGCATCGCAAGGACCTCTAAAAGAAGAGCTGGAAGAACTTAAGAAGTACAAACAGGAGTTAGGTAAGATCAAAGCTGCCGAAGAAGACAAGAAGAGAACTCTAGAAGACAAAGTGTCTCACAGAGAAACTCGAATTGGCGAATTGGAAGCTAAGGTTGAAGAGATGTCCGCTGACAGAGACACTGAGTCTCAAAGTTTCAAAGAGCGTTTGTCTGTGTATGAGGCACAGGAAGAAGCTCGAAAACAATTGTATATGGATAAGCTTAAAGTAGAACTTGACGCTATTCCAGAAAAATTCAGGGAACAAGCAGAATTGATTTCAAGAGGAGCAGGAGATCCTAGCGAAGCTTTAGTAGCAATTAGCGAAGCTCGTCTAAAAGGGTTCTTTGAGGACAAAACGGTTATTGTTAACCACGCAGTCCCAGGAGCATCTGATGGAGCGAGAGCAACTAAAGAGCAGTTAGAAGGAGCAGCGAGAGCAGGTAGAGACAGTATGTCCTCTACTGATAAAGTTCGAACAGCCCTTAAAGAGATCCGTCAAGGAGAAGGAAACTCTGCGTTTAGAACCCGTTAACACTTTAGGAGTATCATAAAAAATGCCACAGGTAGTAACACTAACTGAAGCAGCAAAACTATCTAACAACCTTTTGGTTGAAGGAATTGTTGCCGATATCGTAACCGTCGATGAATGGTTTCGTTATCTCCCTTTCGTAACGTTTGAAGGATTAGCTTATACTTTCACTCGTGAGAAAACATTAGCTTCTGCAGATTTTGCATCTAGAGGAACTAACCTTAGCCAAGCCAAATATACTGACGGCGCTAAGTTTGAGAACATCAACGTTAACTTGTCTGCAATTATTGCTGATATTATCATTGATGGTCAAATCGAAGATCAATTTTCAGAAACAAACGACCAACTACAAGTTCAAATCAGTTCTAAAGCAAAACAAATTGCAAGAATTTATATGAACGCAATCGTTAACGCTCACCGTTCAGCTGCTCTTACGCAGTCTAACAACGGCCCTATCGGTATTGCTGACCGTTTCGAAGGAATGGCTTCCATTCTTGAAGCAGAAGCAGGAAACACTGATGACGTTAACCACCCGTTTTACAGCCAAGGTGCTGGAACTCAAACTCTTTCTCTAGAAGAAGATGATCCTTCATCTCCTCGTGTAGGCAAAGCTGGACGAGTTTATACTTTAGAGGATCTTGACGATCTTCTTGATCGATGTACTGCAGCACGTCCAGACTTCATTATGATGAATTCTCGTGAAATCCGTACTCTACGTGTTCTACTTAGAAACACTGGTGGTGGAACTGACTCGTACATGATTCAGCAACAAGGTCTAGGTAATCAAAAGCCAATGCTTTATTATCAAGACATTCCAGTATTCCGTAACGATTTTGTATCTAAAGCTCAGGGAGTTCAAAGCACAGCGCACACTTCCCATACAGCAGCATCAGCAACACAAACTGTACTAAGTTCAGCAACAGCTGCTGACGCTACAGAACTTCACATTCGTAATGACGAAGGTGTTATGATGAGATACCCTATCACAGGCGGAGCAGGAACAGCAACTGTAGATGTTACTTCAACTGGTTCATTTTTTGATCCAGAGCAAAACAGAGTTGTTGCTAGAGTGGCATTGGATGACGCATCCATGTCAGCAGCATCAGACTTAGTATCTCACGAACGAGTTGACGGATCTTCCGTTTACGCTGGTTCTTGGGGAGAGTTTAAAGGTATTACAGGTTTTACTTCAGCTAATAACGCTGGACTAAAAATGGAATACGTAGGTCCTCGTGAAGATGAGAACGCTTACCAGTACCGTATGAAGTGGTATTGCGGCTTCGATCTTTATAACCGTCTTGCATTAGCAAGAATGAAAGGTTGTTTGCCACTAGGCTCATAATTTTTTGTGAAGGCGTTGGGACTTTTGTCCCAACGTTTTAGGAGGCGTTATGGATAACCTGGCGTCTCCTTTTTTTTTACTAACCGACAACTGGTAGAGCCAGTGAGGGAGAATAATGTCATATTACACAACAAAGTCGAACACACTCAATAGAGAATACGTAGTTATTAAGCACGGAATCCCTAACGTAAATTCCACAGTAATGGGAGTTAGGTTTAGAGGAGGCTGGGCAGTCGTAGACAAAGGTAGCAAAATTTACCACAATCTTACGAAATTACCGATGTTAAAGAATCCTAAAGAGATGCCTTTATCATTCCTAAAACAACTACCTTTTATTACCAGAGCTATGGACGTAAAACTTATTTACGGTGCTGACGTATTCGCAAAATACGTAACACTGAGCGATAAGATAGAAGTAGAAGAAGCTGTAGCTAAAGTAACAAAAGCTGAGAAAACTCACCTAGAGAATAAAGCTATTTGTTGTCACAGACTAGACAACGGAATGCTATGTAAAATTAACGTAGCAGATGAGAAAGTGTCTTCATACTGCTCACACCACATACTACAAGACCCTAAATTAGAAGAGATAGGTTTCGAAATACCTAAAGTGATGTTACCGAAACAACGAAAGAAGTTAAGAAAAACAGCTTTTAACGAAATTAGGAAATCTTTAAATAAGAGGAACAAGAAAAATGATAAAGTGGTGGAAACAACGCCAACGAACGAAGACGTTATCAATAAAAAAGAAGCTTAATAACAAGATAACCGTATTAGAAGGTCGCTTAGAAGATTCCGATACTCTATTGACTATAAAGACTAAACAGTACGACGATTATATGTTAAAAGCTAACAAAGATTTAGAAAGAGTTTTGGAACTTTTGGACGAAGAGAAGTCCAACAACGACATTACTATGGGGGCTAGGCTAAATCAAATAAGAGATTTAAAAGCTAGACTGAAAACCGAGACCAACGCCTTAAGAGCTTCAGAAGATAACAACGAGACTCTAAAAACTACGTTAGGTCATTTTTAATAGTGAGAGTTATTTGTGGGAACTAAATCTACCAGGTCTTCTGGAACTCAACACAATATGCGAGGAGTTGCCCAAGGTAATACGTTAGTAGATCCTGTAACAGGACTACCAGTAGACGTATTATTAGATTCTGAAGGCGTACGTAGGTTAGCAGTAGACACGTCAATTCAACTAGACGGAATAACAATAAACGTCGACCCTTTGACTCCATTAGTAGACGGAGTGCATATAGGAGACGCAGACGGAGATCTCCTAGAGATTAACCCTGACGGAAGTGTTAATGTTAATACTTCCATAGACGCAGCTGACGGCGATAACATAGCCATTAGCGGCCACGCATCCCCAGTGTTCGATGAAGCTGCTGACACCATCACTACGGCCTCCTACGAGGAAGTTTACTCATACGTAGCCACAGCAATAACTAACGTAGAGAAGATAGAAGCTACTATAGATACTACCACTACTTTTAGAGTAAAGCTTAATGGAGTAGTTATAAAAGTGCTGAGATCAAGTGCTTTAGAAAAGAACGTAGTTTTCACTTTCAAAGAGCATAGAGTACTAGCTGATACTGATGAGATTTCGGTAGAAGCTAGAGTAGATAGATTTAGACGAACTAGTTACGATACTTTTGTATCATTAGAGGGGTATTTAGTTTAATGTACGTACAATTCAATAAAAACAAAATGCATATACAAGTTATATGCGGAGTGAACGAAGATTACAAAGCAACAGAGAAGATCAAAGAACTACAGAAAAAAGTAACTGACACTAAGACTAAGATGGAAGAGTTTTCCAAGGAAGTAATAGTACCAGCACTAACAGATATAGAAGCATTGTTAAAGGAAATCAACCAAGAGGTTGATACCGAGGAAGTTCGAACAAAAGCCGAGGAATAACCTAATTAGGAGGCTTATAGAATGGATGATTTTGGATTATTGGTAGCGCAATATAACGCATCACTACCAACGTTAACGGACGGAACGTTAACAGAATTGCAAGTAGACGTTAATGGACGTCTGTTAGTACAAGCAGACGTAACAGTATTAGTAGATTTTTTAGGATTGAACGGAGCAGGAGACAGCTCCAATATTTTAATCGTAGGTACTGAAGACGGTACTCCAACAGGAACTCCTCACGTAATTCAAGTGGGAGCAAACGGAGAGATTACTGTAGTAGCTACTGATTTAGATATCAGAGACTTGTCAGCTACTCAAGATAACGTAGCTATCAGTGACGGAACTAACACTCTGTCTATCAACGCTGATGGAAGTATCAACACAGTGACTAGTGCAGGAGTAACAGGTACTACTGCTTACGCAGTAACAGACGCACTAGCGGCGGCTGGAGACGGACTAGCTACCATCACAGCAACAGCAACACCTTGGGTAACAGTAGCCAGTTTGGCAGTGCCTGCAGGAACTACTGCATTGCTATTTGGATACCAGTGGAGTTGTGATGATAATGCTCAAGTACGAGTCATTACTGATGACACTACTGACATCAAAGTTTACAAGACAGGACTAAACAGCTCAGCAGAGCCTGGATACAGCGAACACTTTTCTTCCGAAGGTAGAATTGAAGTGGCAGGAGCTACCAGTTTAGAGCTGAAGGTACAGATTAAGAAGAGGAAAGCTGCTGGCGGAGACGCTAACGGTACAGGATCAATGCACCTTAGAACAGTATAATAAGCTGAGGGCTTTCGCCCTCAGTTACGAGGACTTATGATACAAGACAACGAACTTAATGTCAAAGAGTTTAAAGACTTTTTTTGTAATTTGGAGTGGATAAAAGTACCGAGAACTTTATCAAACGAAACTTCGGATTATTTCTACGTAGGCACTTATGAAACAGAAGATAGAAAAGTACACGTTTCGGTAAGACCTTCAATGAGAATGCAGATAACAGACACCAATAAAAAGTGTACTAAGAACGGAGACACTCCACTAGACACTTATAACGGAAGATTTTACCACTACTCAACTTCAGCAGAAGTTTTGGTAGAAAAATCACTAATAAATAAGATTGAGTCCGTAGCAAAAGAATTACCAAAACAAAAAAACCAGACAGTTAGTTGGGAGTAGTTATGGGAGATTTCAATGATTTCGACCTAGAGATAGAAAACTTAAGAGGATCTACTCCAGAGTCATTTATAACTACAATAACCACAGCTGGATCACCAGTAACGGTTTCTCCTTCTTCTGGAGATAGTATAAAAGTAGCCTACGTAAACGTACCTTTGATTGGTCCGAACTCAACAAACAACACAATAAACCGATACATATTATATAGTACTGATTCTGGCACAACATACCACACACTACGAGTGAACGAATCAATAAATATTCCTGGAGTCTTTCAAGATCTTAGGATAGACTCTAGTCATAATGGTATGAAAGTAGAAATAGAGATGAGGTCTTAATGTCTGAATTCTCAGGATTCAAAAAGAAGAAAATACAAATAGCAGAAGAAACCCCGTTTGACAACAGTACTAATGGGTTTATTGCCAATGAGACACAATCCGCAATAGAAGAGGTAAACCAAAACTCAATAACATCAGCCTCCCCAGGTTTTGGGTTCGGAAGAGCTAGTAGAGTTAATACTGGTACTTGGTTACAGTGCGAGTCAGTACCTTCAAACAAAGCTGGTAGGCACGTATACATAAACAACGCAAAAGTAGTGTCAGTGTTCGTATCTTCAGAAAACATAGATACTTTTGATATAAGTGTGTACCATCACACTGGAGATGAGACTAATCTAACGTACTTGGGAACCGTATCTGTAGTAGCATCCAGAGGATTAACAGCGACAGTTAATTGGACTGTTCCAACAAATACACAACTAGCATTAAAACTTTCTTCAGGCTCAGGTCGTAATTTAGTGTGTGGACTAGAACTATCAGGTACTAACTAATGAGTAAAATAGTAAAAAACGTAACTGCGTCAGACATAACAATATCGGACACTGGAGTAACAATATCTGCCAACTCTCAAATAACTATACCACCAGTAGATTACTTATTGTGGGCAGAGAGTTCAAACGTAATTACTCACATAGGCTCAAGCGACTTAGTAGTAAGTGACGGGTCTTACGACCTTTCTATATCAGACGGCACAGACCTAATAAAAGGTTTATTTACAAAAGAAGTAAAACTGACTGACGGTAACACAACAATAACTTTTATTGACGATAACGGAATTCCTAGAATTCCAGTAGACGCTAATGTAACTGCGATTGTGGAACCCTCTGAATTTTATTTTAGCGTTGTTCAAGGAAATGTTTCAGGACATACTGGACACACTACTTACGGAAGAATTCCAGAGTTAGACATAAACGAAGTCCACGAAGTAACTCCATTCGGAACTGTTAACTGGCTAACGTCAGCAGAAATAGTACAAATATCATCGGACAGCATCAACGACACATCTGCAGGAACAGGACTTAGAACAGCCACAATTTATGGATTAGACGACAACCACGTAGAACAATTCGAAGTTATAACTCTTGATGGAACAACTTTAGTAGACTCAGTGAACACTTACTTACGAGTCAATATGGTGGTAGGAGAGGGCAAAGGATCTTTAGAAAAAAACGAAGGTACTATAAAACTCCAAGCTAAAACATCTTTACATACACTAGCTCAAATAGAACCTGAAAAAGGTGTGACAGAACAATTAGCGTTCACCATACCTGCAGGAAAAACCTGCTACATAACTAACTTACGAGCTTCTATTACAGCTTCTATAGGAACTGGACCAAAAGAAGGGCTACTACAGTTTTGGGCAAGATCTCCAGGAACTGTTTGGAGGATGTTGGCTAGTGAAGGTTTGACTAGTAATGGAGGCCCTGCCTGGTTTAACCCTATGATGCCGTTAGTATTACCTGAGAAGACAGACGTTAAAATGGTAGCTGCATCAAGACAGAATAACTCCCAGATAACTTCTATAACACAGTACGTGATGGTGGAAAATGCGTAATATACAATACAACGATTTTACAGATTACATAACCGCTACTACATCTCACGCAAAAGTTAGGTACATAGAATCAGAAGGAAGTTATTATATACACCTGTCTGACAAAGGCGTAGAAATATCAACAGAGATAAGTCCAAGACAAACGGCAGACATAACAGACTTTGAGACTAACTTTAAACCGTTAGCAAACCAATCTATATACACCGTAGTAGAGGCTCTACCTGCTCCAGCAGGGTTCTCATTCGAAGGGAATAGGACTCACGTAGGATCAGCAACGAACGAAACTATAACTGTTGATTACACCGTACCAGCAGAAAGATACCTTACTGGAGTAATGGTAAAAGGGTTCGGAACGCATTGGGAAGACCTAGCAACATTCTCCATAGTAATGCCAGCAGCACACGCAGGAAACCCTACAGAGAACGAAATAACAGTAAATACTTTCGCACCAACTTGGGCTATCAGCGACGACCTACAACACTTAGATATTTATAGGGCAAAGGTGCCAGCAGGCATGTTAATAAGAGTTGAGTATACTACAAGTAGTACTACTGCAGTAAACTTTTGGGTAAACACCTTCCTACATGAGAGAACTTAATGAAAAAAGAATGCGAACTATGTAAGTACTTCTGGAACGTGTTGATAGCTATTGACCAACTAGCAAATACTATATTTCTTAGGGGTGACCCAGATGAAACGATTTCTTCTAACGCAGGAAAAAAACAACACAAAGCAAGATGGGCCAAAACATTATGTTGGCTGTTGAATAAATTAGACACAAATCACTGCAAAAAATCAATAGAATTAGATGAGGGCGATGATGGCATCGTATAACAGAACTACAACGAGAGTAAAAAACAACAAGAAAAACACTGTACAAAGACTATTAAAAATAAACATAGTATTAACTATTTTTATACTCTTATCACACCCCACTATAGTATCCTTAGTTAAGGGTATAATAGCAGAAATACAGAGATAATACATTGTTTTAGTGTATATAGACTAAGTTATAAGGACGTATTCGAGGGACTACATGAAACGAGAAGTGCTAGTAGATTTGGAAGCTTTGAACGATATTACTAAGTATATGGTAAACAGGCCTTATAAAGAAGTGGTAGGACTTTTAGATAATCTAAAGTCCAGTATAAGAGAGATTCCAGATGAAAAAGAAACCAAGAAAAAACAAGATTACACCATCAAAACAGCTCAAGAAAGAAGTTAACTGGGAGGATTTAAACGTCCTTAGCGAAGACGCTAGCAGTACTTTAGGGGAGCAGGATACGGAATCAAAAGATGAGCGACCAACAGACTAACGTAGAAACCAAATACGCCCTACAAGCTCAGAGAACGGAGTTCGAACTCTCCAAACTCAACGATAAGTACGAAGAGCACGTAGAGTTATTTAAGTCTCATACAGAAGATGATAAAAAGACTAACCAGACTCATATTGACATATTAACTAAGGTATCTGATCAAGTAGAGTTTACTCAGAAATGTTTAGATAACTTGAACAATAAATTAGAACTTAGTACACAAAAGCTTCAGTCTGAGATTGAGAAAATCAATCACCTAGACGAACAACAGAATAAGATATTGGACGAACATATTGCTGGAGTTAATACTCTCAAAGATATACTAGCAGTACAGAAAGAAGAAGTTCGATTATTAGAGAAGTCAATAAACCTTAAAATAACTGCTTTAGAAAAACCTGCAGTCTGGTTGAGTACTACTAGCAAAGTATTACTTGCTTTTGGAGCAGCAGCAGGAGCTGTAACATTAATCTTGAAACTAATAGAGAAATTTAATGGCTAAAGTAATAAGCTCAACAACAGGCACAAGAATAGAGCCTTTGGACACATACAAATTTATTCGTGGTACTACAGGTACTTTCAAAGTGATGTTCCATAGTGACGGAAAACCTACAACAGTTTCTGTAGGAACTAAACCGACAATAGTCATACTAAAACCATCCTTCCTTAATAAATCAGGAGCTGGGCCAGCTATAGTAGCTACTATAGAAGGTGAGTTAGTAGCAGGACAAGAATACGAATACAAGTTTGATTGGGAGATCCCACCATCAATAGAACCACTAAACAATTTCGTAGTTAGGTACCAAGCCACTATAGGAGCTATAACTAACATTTTCGGAGACGAGTTCTTTGAGATAGTTTCAGAATTAGGTATGATATCTATTAAGACTGCAGGGTACGCAACTATTTCAGACGTACGCTCAAAGAAGTTCAACATAGATGACTACATGCCAGTAGCAATTAAGAAAGACCTCGACGCTAGAAACTCTATGATACAATCTCATATTGACGACGCAACTAGTAAGCTTAGAGAAGAGATGCCACTATTCAAACAAAGAGGTAACACAGAAAACTACAGACTCTTTGTAATTTATTATACAGTATGGAGCCTTTTGTTAGCTTCTAGAGGAGAAGACGGAAGTTCAGTATCCGACAGAAACTTACAATACTGGAGAACTGAGTGGAAACAAATACTGAACCAAGAGAAACGTAAGGGCGGCATACAAGGAATCCCTCTAGGACGTGGTTAGGATAAACAAATGACAAAACTAACCATGACTTCTGACGTAAAGAAATTAGAAAAACAGCTAAAGTTATACGAGAAGAGATTAACACAAAATATACAAAAAAAAACTGAAGAAGCATTGAACAGAACAGTAAAGAAACTCAAAGCTCAACTAAGGATTATATACAACGACAGCATTAGATCCTCAACCAGTACGCTAGCCTCCGCCCCCCAGTCCACAGCACAAGAGATAGCTGAAATATCCACTCTAGGAAGTTCTAAGAGTATAGGAGAATCTGGAGAGTTTTACAGTGACGCAAGCAGTAATATCATCAAAGCTCATTTAGTGAATACTGGTACTAATAGCTCTAAGAGTGGTAACATAGTTTCCAGAGTTAGAAGTATTATAGAAGAAGGCGACACTTACGAAGACCATTTAGAGAATTTTAAAAGTAGCGTTTTAGAGAAGATATTCGCCATCCAACAATCGGACGGGAACTACAAATATTTCATCATACCAAAAGGCAGTGGGTTAGAAGACGACGTTATGGACAACGTAAAAATATTTTGTTCTTCTTATATTGATAATACCAACTCACTAGTGGAAACAGACGGCGGAGAATTAGTAAGAAAAGGTACTGCAGCAGGTAGAGAGAAGTTTGAGAAAGATAAGAACAGAGGAGACGAACCTTTCACAGAGTTCACACTAAAAGAAAAAGCATTCAAACTAATACAAGAAAGAGGCACAGACGTAACGGAAATCATAACCAACGTCCAGTACGGAGAGTACACTAAAGCTTCTGAGTTAGCAAAACAATTAGTAGCCAAAAAGATGGCACCAATGCAGGCTGACTATTTAGACAAAACTACTACTAGAATGGCAAAAGGTGTAGACCTTTCAAGTGACCAAGCCGCACTAGGAAAAGGTAACAAAAGTATCAGCGGACTCACAGTTAAGATACAAAGATACAAAGGAACTGGAGCTATTTTAGCTTACGACGTAGTTATAAAAGCTACAGGAGAAGAGTTCTCAATAGAACATAACGGCAGCAACAGCGGTGATATGTGGAACCTCAAGGAAGGCAACTACGACACTTCAGTATTAAAAGCGCCAGACGACTCTTTCCCAACAAAAAAAGCCGCATTAGCTTATTTAGAACCAAACGTACAACAAGAACACCTACTTACTAAAGCAGAAAAATTAGACAAACTATCAAAAGATATATCTAGAGAAGTTAATATATGGACAAGAGAAACTAAAGGTGTTTTAGAGAGAGAACTATCACTAGCTATAAACAGAGCTATGAAAGAATTTAACGGAAAAAGGTAAACAATGTCGGTAAGAATATTTAAAGACATAGAAGAAGCGTTAGCAAGGGAAGTGAGAAGGCTTACCTATCACGACCAAGTAACAGCTACTGACACCGTACTGCAAGACGCTTTCGACCCTTTTACTGGAGAGGTAGTAAGTATACCAGTAGAACCACAATTCTACGACTCAAGCGCAGATACACAAAGCATTGATTACCCTAATATATTCATTAAGCTACTACGTACTAGAGAAGACAGATTCTCAAAAAGAGTGACGCCTCAATACGGAAGAGATATATTAGTACCAGTAGCATCAGCTCCAAAAGCATACGAAATAGTAGCTAACGGAGTTTCACAAACTGTTACCCCAGGGAACGACTTAATAACGCCCCTGTTCAAAATACTAAAAGTACAACCAGGACACTTGTTACGAATACTTAACGGAACTAACCAAGGAACGTATACTATCGCTAGTACTACCCTTGATAGTGGTGGCAGCCATACAATCTCCGTTGACAACGTATTACTAACTAGTTTATCTGAAGTATTTTTCGACTCCATTACAAGGGATATTATTTTTCAAGAAGATACCGATTTAAATACGATTAAAGCTGGAGACGTCTTTACTGATAACTCTTTAAACACTTTTAACGTAATTTCGGCTGACCCGATCAATAATAGAATTGTAATAGACGGAAGCACAGCCCCAGACCTAAACAGCGGAGGAAACTTAGCTAGGACTGGAGATGTTTTTATTAGTGACTTAGATTTAGTGAGGTATTTGGTCTTAGACCCTACCAAACCAATTCAAGTTCAAACTCCAGGAGGACTCTGTAACGCTACTAGCGAATTTTCAGGCACTAGTCCTTCTATACCATTAGATATGTATTACCTCATTAGGATAGATTCCAAAGAAAGGCAAACACATATCGAAATTTTAAATAGGATGTGGGAAGAGTTTAATCCTCCTAGAACAGGGCTACCAGTGGTAGTTAGAAGTTCTAAGAGCGCAGACACTTTACTCACAGAAGACGTTCCTACTGGTGGCAGCCAGACCATTACTGTTAAAGATATCAGTAAAATTAACGTTGGAGATCCTATAGTATTATTTGACGAACTGACACCGAGTAAGGACACCAGTTCAGAAGGTTTTGAAGATTTGTTCTCAACTTACGTAACAGGTAAAGTAGGTACGAATCAATTACAACTACAAGACGTAGTTCCAGAAACATTCACTGTCAATAATATAGCTCGTGCAGTCACACATACTACGACGCAAATACTAATGTTTCATTTTGTAGACCACAAAACTAGAGACGTAGAATCAGCTCAGTACTGGGTACACGAGTTTACTTTTTGGGTACAAGCTACAATAGATAGGTTGGGAGACGCTGAAAAAACTACTACTGTGACAGACATAGACGCCGACATAGAAATAGGCGTAGACTGTTAATTTAACTTAAAATAATTGGAGAACAATAAAAAATGGCAATACTTAACACTAATGTTGGACCAGAACGAGTACAAACGTTGGACCAACCTTTAGGAGTAGTGCAAGTACCTGGAGCAGGTACTGCAGTTGCTGGTATTCTAATTTCCTCTTCTAAAGCTGGAGCACCTTTAAACGCTCCGACAAGAGTACAAAGTTTAACTGACTTTGTTGATACTTTTGGAGACGCTGACGAAGTTTCTGGAGATGGGTACTACGCAGTAAAAGGATTTTTTGATAACGCAGGTACGGGAAGCACTGCTGTAATTGTGCATGTAGGAACTACTCCTACAGCATCAGATTGGATTGGCGACGGAATGTCTACAGGACTAAGAGCATTGGATTCTGTAGATGACCTTACTTTGGTAATGGTTCCTGGACTACCCTTAGAAACAGCGTACTTAGTACACCCACAAGTAATCGATTATAGTGAGACTGTTAGAGCAGAGTTTGGCGCAGCCTTAACTACTGTGTTTTCTTTAGTTTCTATTCCAGACGCTATTAGTTCAGCTCAATCTGACGAATTAGTAACAAGCTTACCTTTGAACAGCGTAAACCCAGCAGGAGATAACTTCGACTTAGCAGTAGGTACTACAACACTAGGTAGCAAAGCGGAAGCAACAGTGGAAATCAATTCTTCAGGCACAGTAGCGTCGGTAGATATGGTTACTGGAGGGCCTACGACTACTGTCTCCGTTAATAGCGGCGTCTCTGTTTCACCCAGCCAGCTTCGGGACATGTTAGTAGCACAAATAAACTTATCTTTAGGTAGCTTAGTCACTGCGACCCCCGAAGCAACGACTAAAATACTCATAGAAGTAAACACGACTGGTAGTGCTGGAAACAACTTCTCCGTCGTAGCTCTCACTAACACAAACGTTATACAGCCTTTTTCCGGAGGTGTAGACGGAAGTATTACTCCTGAAGACTTGTCAAACGTTACTCCAGGAATGGTAGTTACAAACACTGCTGATGATTTTATCGCAGTGGTTATTGCAGTAGATGACATACTAGATACTGTAACAATCGCAGTAGACCCTACAACTTCTTTCGACGCTGACAGCTTGGTACATATATCAACACCATCAGCAATTACGTACAAAGAAACCGTAGTGAACAACCCTTCAAGGTTTGCAGCATGGTACTACAACACACTAACTGTCCTTGACTCCTCTACAGGAGCAGCAGACGGAGCAACAGTAACAGTAGACCCAGTCGGTCACGTTGCTGGAGTAATGTCTAGAATGGATTCCAATCTAGGAATTGGAGGAGTTTCTCACGCACCTGCAGGAATTAAGTACGCAGGTATTGCAGGTATCCAAGGACTAAGACTTCAGATTTCTGAAAGACTAGACGGCGGAGCATTACGTTTGAACTTTATCAACCGTATTACTTCTTTCCCTGGATCAGGTAATGTTATCTTTGGAGGCTATACAGCTGACTCAGGAACAACTCCAGCACTAACTGCAGACGAGCAGTTAATTCAAGTTATGAGAACTATACAATTTATTAAAGCTTCTTTAGACATAGGTCTGAGATCTTTCCTTTGGGAAAACTTTAGTCCTGATACACAAGCTCAAGTAGCAGCGTCTATTCAATCTTTCCTTAGAAACAACGGTCATTTGTTTCCTGCAGGATTGGCAGAAGCTCAACAGTTTAAAGTAATTTCTGTAGAAGCTACTCAAGACGAACTTGATTTAGGGTTATTGAAAGTAAGAATTCAACTGAGACCTAACAAAGCAGTAAGGTTTATTGAAATCAACTTAGAATACCCAATCCCAGTAGCATAAAGTACAGGCCCTTTCGAGGGCCTGTTTACAACCACACAACTAAACGGAGATTAAATAAATGGCAAGATCAGCAGCACTAGAACCTTTAGAAAAGTTTAGGTTTAGAGTAACACTAAGCGGAGCAACTGCAGATTCAGGCTCAGCAGCTACTGCTGGAACTGTAGCAGGATTCCACGACGTACAATTACCAAAAAGAACTACCAACAAAGGCACTTATAGAGAAGGTGATGACAATGACGTCAGTCAATTGTTTGCTGGACTGAGTTCTATGGAAGATATAGTATTAAGTAGAGGTTTAGTACCTTTCAAGACAGCTACCCCAAACGCACTGTATGAGTGGATGAGCGCAATACACAAACCATCAGCAGGAAACAAAGCCAGAACAGCAGACGCAGCATCGCACGAATATAGAAAAGACGTCACTATCACAATGTTAGATAGAGAAGGAAAAGAAGCTAGAAAGTGGAAACTACATAATGCGTGGCCTGTAAATTTTGTTCCTGGCTCAGACCTAAACGCTGGGGAAGATGGAGAAAAGTCTCTAGAGCAGTTAACATTAGCTTACGAAGATTTTGAAGAAATTAATGCAGGAGGTTCAGAGTCAGCCACTGTTTCAAGCTCACTACCATCCACCACCCCAACAACTGGCGGATAACCATAACGTAGTAACGGACGTTTCATAGAGTTATTTTAGAGGTATTAAATGGCTAGAAGTTCTGTAACAGAACCAGTAGAAAAATTTAGGTTTAAAGTAACTTTCCTTTCGTTAGGCTTTGACGCCAATTTCGAAGAGTTAGTAATTCCAGCAGGATTTACCGAAGTTACTATACCAAAAGCTAACGTTAATGTCATGGAATACAGAGAAAATTCTGATATGAATAGGACTATAAAAATACCTGGGTTGATATCGTATGACCCAGTAGTATTAAGAAAAGGCGTAACTACCGACAAAAGTTTGTACAATTGGTATAAACAAGTACACAACGACGTTACTAATTTGTCAGCAGCCAACGAAGTGTTAGCTGGCATTAATATAGTACCTGTACATAGTCCAGATTTTAGAAGAGAGATGTTAATAACTTCTTTGGATAGAGAAGGAAACGCAGTTAAGCACTGGATGTGTTTTAATTGTTTTCCTGTCTCTTATCAAGGAGGAGACTCCTTCAACGCTCAAGATAATGGAAAACTGATAGAAGAGTTGACCATTACTTACGAAGCTATGGCAGAGTTGCAAGGTAAGACAGTACTAGACGCAATACAAGACCTTACAGAAGAGTCAACCAAAGCTGGTATAGAAGCTATAAGAAACGCAATCAAGGGCGCTGTAATTGGAGCTGTTCTTTAATCTTAGGAGTAATAATTGGCAAGATCAGCATTAAGAGATCCTTTAGATAAATATAGATGGACTGTGAGTATTTCTGGTTTCAGTAAGATGGGCTTCCAAGAGACGTCCGTACCAGGGTACAGCATAACAACTAAAAAATATGCTGAAGGAGGCGCTCACTTAACTCCGAGAAAGATAATCAACTCCGTAGAAACTAAGACAGTCAAACTCTCTCGTGGAGTAACTAACGATACAAGTTTCAACAGATGGGCAAACGGGTTTATAGACAAAGTTACCAACAACCACTCTTTTGCAGATTCTGGTGAAGTGCTAACGTCAAGCCCCATACTAACTGCGGCGAACAACAACGGAGCCAAACCAATCAGAAGTATGATAAGTACTGGAGAAAGTATTAAGTACAGAAGAGATGTTAAGATAGAACACGTTAATAGAGTAGGTCAAGTAGAAGTTGTGTATATGCTATACAACGCATTCCCAATAGAATATTCACCAGCATCTGACTTTGATTCCACCGCAGATGACGGAGTTAGTATAGAATCAATAACATTAGAGTACGAGAGTTTTGAAGTGTTGTACTCAGGGATAGCAGGTACAGCAGCCAATTTGATAACTTAAGCAATCAACCGAGGAGACGATTAATGCTTATACAATTACCTAACGGTCTTATTGATGGTACAGACCTTTTTAATTACGCAGACGTAGACGAACTTAGAGGTAAACAGCAGAATTACTTAGCCAACCAAGATTTGGTAGTAGGTAACATTGGACACGTACCTAAAATTTTAGAAGATATGATACTAAGCCTACAAACAAAAGAAGGCCTTAAGTGGAAAGGGGATGTGTCCAAAGCTATTTGGAAATTACCTACAGGAGACATAGAAACAATCCTAATAAACATTAGAAAGAATACTTATGGAGGTAAGTTCTATCATGTGGCTGAGTGTACGCACTGTGACCATGAGATGGGCGACCTCCTTTTACAGCTAGAGGACTTAAAAACAAAGCCTTTCGATTTGACAGAAATGATAAAAAGTAAGTACATAACACTACCTAAAGCTAAAATAGAAGTTGAAGTTAAGCCTACGTACTTAAGAGACATCTTTGACATGATCAAAATCACTACAGGCAAAAAAGACAAACTAGTAACTTCGTTGATTCCCTTATCAATCAAGAGTATAAAATCAGGCACTGAAGAACAGCCTGTAATAACAAGTCCAATAAATAGCTCACATATAGAAGACTTACCAGTAAGTGACTTACTTCACCTACAAGACCAACTTGATAAGACTAAAGTAGAAGGTTCTATAGACACTACTATTGAAATAGAATGTTCAGAGTGTCACAAAGATTTTGAAACAAAGTTAAATGTGTTTGATTCAACTTTTTTCGACCCTACCAAGGGATCTACGTCTGGGAGTATGTAGATCATAAATCCGATCTCTTGGGAGATTACACATTTTTCG